CTTGACGAATTGTTATAGCGCCACACTGGCCCCCGCTGGCATTTACAGGACCGGCAAAGGTAGCGTTCTGCGCTAAAGTTACTGTAAAATTATTACCTGTTGAAAAATCGACTAATAAGACGCCAGAGCTTGCGATTGTATTAATAGTGCCAAATGACTGCTTATTAACAATAACTGTGCCACTGAGCACACCACCTGTCTTATCGTACTTGTTAGCTAAAGAGCTTAACGCAGCGTTACCGCTGGATAAAGCAGTTGTACCTACAACTAACGCTGCGTTACCAGAAGCTTGCGCCGTTAGTGCCGCACTAATACCCGCATTACCTGAAGCTAAAGCAGTAGTCCCGACAACTAACGCGGCATTACCTGACGCTAGTGCTGTAATACCAGTGCTGATACCTGCATTTCCGCTGGCTTGAGCTGTAGCGGCATTTACAAGCGCAGCATTACCTGAAGCAAGTGCCGTTAAACCTGTACTAATACCAGCGTTACCACTAATTTGAGCTGAACCGTCAATTCCTAATTTATCGCCAACATAAATAAGCCCACTCGGGGCGGCTGCAAGTTGAACCGTAGTATCACCAGCAGGTAGCTCTGAAAAGAGCCCGCTAATAATAACCAGTGGTTTACGAGCGGCCATGGTTCTACAATTCTAAATTCAGTATAGCGACGCTAAGTTAAAAGAGTCGGAGGTAAAATTTCAACTTCAATTTCTGTTGTGCTGAATGCTTTACCTAAACCAACTAAAGCTTGATATTGATCAGTACCAGAAGCAGTAATTGAACCGGAAGCTGTCGCGTAACGAGTTAGCTGGCCAGTATATTTCGACAAAAAGTAATACTCGCCGGGTACGAGTGAAGATTCAGCCGTAATATTTGATGCAGATACGACTGCTACATCATCTAAGTTCACAGCCACGCCGGAAGTAACTCCTGCAGCACCTGCCGTAATTCCGATAGCACCATAGTTAAAAGGTGCAATTCCACTCAAAGCGCTAGCTGGAAAAACTAAAGCTCCACTTACGTAAACAACTTCACCTTGAATTAAATTCGAACCCGCTGTAAAGTTTTGTGTTGTGGGTAGCGAGGTTGTTACCCCGGCGCCATTTATCAGAAAAACTTCGACTCCGGCAGGAGAAAACGACGTATATTTACGATTAAAAATGGACCTATCGGCCATGGCCCTTTAAATAAGTACTTCTAGTTTAATCATACAACTGAGGTAAAGTATTAAAGTGGTGCAGTAACAAAAACAGGACGACCAATTTCAATATTTATACCGGAACTAGACACAGCTCGGCCAAGAGGGACAAGATACGCGGAAGAAAGAGCAGAAGCATTAAGTTCTGTTTGAAACGCAGTATACGAGGGTTGAATAGTCCCAGATGTTATGGAAAGATAAGGAATATTTCCTGCTGTTTGACCCGAAAAAATATACTGGATTCTATCTTTGTCTACACGAACAAGTCCTTGTGCAGACGCAGAATCCAGTGCGACACCGATACATTTAGCGTTACTTAGAGTTGCAGCAGAAGAGGGATAAATAGTTCCACTTGACCCTACAGTTACGGGCTGGCCTGCAGTTATAGATGTTAGAGCCCTAAAACTTACAAGCGCCATGTTAAAAGCATATCTAAATAAAGTTTAGCCTTTACCTTGACCACGTGATTTTTTACGTCCGTGGTTCGGTTTAGAGTGAAGTCCATTACCTTGCTTAGTCCGCTTAGGCTTGGAGTCAATTTTATTAGTGGGGGACTTGGCTGACATAAAAAAGTGGTTTAGGAAATGATACTATTAAACCCAGGACGTGCCATCCCAGATTTTTAGAACACTTGTACCGCTGTCGTACCAAAGATTACCTTGCTGACTAGGTGCCGGAGCAGCAACACCATAAGCGGCGTTTCTAACGGAACCAGTTTCGTACCAACCAGAACTGGTAGCATCATAGATAAAGAGATTGCCTATTAGCTGGTTGAACCATAAGGTGCCATCCCTTGGGGGTGAATTTAAACCAGCGCCGGATGGAGGTAGTTCTGACTTGACTGCAATTGCTTCAGAGTTGGTTTGGTACCAACCGTCGGCAGATACGCCAGTTCCACTTGCATAAATAAATAGACGCCCTTCGTTGGTATCGAACCAAAGCGCACCTGGATTATACCCTGAACCAGGTGACCCAGAAATGACTGTGGGACTGGTAACTAAGCCAGAAACGCTGACACGACTACCACTGTAAACGACATTTGTACTACCTTCGCCAACAACGCCAATATTAATAAGAGAGGATCCACCACTAGTAGTTATATAAACACCAGATCCGCCCACGATGCCGGAAACTACAGCCGAAGCTTGAGTTGAAATACCTGAAATTGTAAGATTTAAATCTTCTAGGACTTGAACGACCCCGTCAAAGTTAGCGGCATAACCGCTGGGGTCCATCATAAAACTTACAGTTCCCACACCGCTGACCGTGTAAATAATATCTGTTACAACGTCAATTATACCCCGAAAATTCGCTTCATGAAGGGCCTTTCTGGAAGGGTAGTGGATACACGCCGCCATCGTATATTTACCCGAGAATACTCTAGTTTAGACACTACCTTCGTATTCTAAAGATTTTACCTCTTCTTGAGACTATATAAGTCAACCGGATGTTTAAAACCTTCTTCAGCAATCATCCAAGCTGGAATATTTAAAATTTCAGCTTGACGTTTGCACTCTTCCCAAAAAGATAAATCAGGAGCTGCTTGCTTTTCTAAAACAGCAGAAGGCACTACGACCATGGTTTGCTCTAGAAATGAAGTGGATAACTACATACTAACAGGGAATGTAAAGATATGTCAAATATTTGGCGGGCCACGGTTGATTTTAAGTCATACTAAAATCAAAAAACCTTGCTGGAACTGGAAATTAGTCTTGAATTGCGCTTTAAATGAAATCTTTAAATATATTTAAAAATTAAATTAGTAAAACTACTTCTAAATGCGACTTTGCCCGCAAGTAAAAACTCTTTAAATAAACGTATCACCTAGCAATTTCCGACTCGAAACGAAATAGTAAAAAAGAAGTTTAAATTCTATGTCGAACCCAGAAACACTATGCTATGGTGAGGCACATACCTCACTGTGAGCATGATCTACCTGGATTCTTACGTTGCCGTCTTTGGGCTGATTGTCCGCACTCCGCCGGACCCGCCAGAAGGGCCAGTCTTAAAAGAATACGATTTAGATTCATTTAGAGTCGTTGAGCAGGCCAAAACAGCCACGCTGCACTGCAAATGCAGACGTAGCGACCCCTTTACTCTCTCCCTTGCGGATCTGTCGCGGATCCATCCTGTAAGGGGCTTCTATGCTTGCCCAACGTGCTTACAAGAGCTTCACTCGGCTCGTACTGTCGCTCAAAAAGTTGCTGTCTGGTTACGACAGAACAACCCGTCCATAACACCTTTAAAGCACCTATTTCTTCCCAATAACTTGACCCGCTTTATGGATCCAGAATCCAGATTGGCTACGAGACCACGCCGGTTTATTTACAGCAGCTATTACAATGTCGATTTAAGTTCTAAAGAAAACATTATTTCTACTTGTGATGAGCCTCATTGTGTAAACCCTTTACATTGTCAGATTGCTAACAGCCCTGCTACTAAGATCACATCACAAATGGTGGAGGACACTGCAAAATGGATACAAAAAGGTATATCAAACAAAACACTTCAAGAACTCATAGAGATAAAGTACAGAGTCTCTTTAAGTATGCGCAGCATAAACAACATAAAGCGATCAGCGATCTTGTTAATCGAAACGCAGACTTGTTGTACGTGCTAGTGTACCAGCGGGTAATGTCCGCTAATGAACTTATTCAATTTTTAGGGTTCCCAAAAGCTAGAGTTTTTAGAGGTCTCAAAGAACTTAAAAATTGCAATTTTGTAATTCAGGTAAACTTTGAAATCCATACTCTCTATGCCATAAACGGCCATTATCTTCACTTTATCAAATCCCTACTTCGATACGATGAGCTATCTGGAATCTAAGCCTTGCCTCTGGAACGAAAAATACGTTATTGAAAACTTGCCTTCTTGGTTGTACTCTGACAATCAAGAACCAAATTCGGCGATGGAGTGTAAAGCTAAAATATCAGCTTTGCAATACACCATTCAAGATATTGACTTACAGATTGAGATACGTGAACTTGAATTAAAAAATGGTCTTAGTCGCCACGGATCGGCTTTTGAATTTGAAAAGTGGAAAGCACAAGCACTTAGGGCCAAACAAACGCACACTTACTTGCTGAATGCGTACAGCTACTGGCTGCTACTAAACGAAAAAGATACTTCGATTCTTAATACTTTTGAAATACTTAGAAAACTAATAAAACTTTTAATAGAAGAACCCAAGGATTTTACCGCGCAACTAGAGGAACTGCTGTAAACTATGACTGCCGGTTATTGAAAGAAGGGTCTTTAACTGGTAACGTGGAGGCGCTAGGACTTTTCACCCTTTCGGCCTAGCAGTAATCGATCTCTTGTGCCTGGTACCAGGTGCTGGAGCGACCTCCCATTTATTTTAAAAAATCATGTACGGATTTAAAGAAACACTAACGGCTTCACTACCAATTAAAGAACTTCTTGAAATTTTTCGGAGCATCGACACTTCCCTACAAGTGTTGTCAAACACAAAATCTGGAAATGTAACCACGGCATTTATTAACAAAAAAGCTATAGCTGAACGAATGGGTGTTAACCCTATAACAATAGATAAACTGATTCACCAAGGTATTACTTCAAAAGGAAAATCTGGCTTAGTTGAAGGAAGGCACTACTGTAAAATAGATCCGACGGAAAACAATACCAGTAATTTTCTCTATGACTCTGCTAAAGTCCTAGCAGACGCTTGGAAGTCTTTCCAAAACTATGGTTAACCTCGGAGAAAAAGCAAAAAAACTAGCTGCCTCTTTGTTCGGAGTCAACGAAATTAAGAATCGTATTGCAAAAAATACGATGAAGCTCTTGGTAAACGACATTGCGACCCTTAACTCACAATTTGCTGACGCAAAGGGGGAAGGAGCTTTGTTTTTTAACCCAAGTAAGCCAAATCAAAGTCAATACCTGACTCTTAAAGAAATTCAGAATGATATCTCATTAGCGGAGGAAGTATATGATGTTTCTACAGCGGAATTTTTAAAAAAACTAATGAACATGGTTCAAAAAGAAGACGTGAAGAAAAGTCCAGTCATAGTGATGGTCAATTACACAGGTTTGTCCGCTCATAGGTTAGATTTAGAAAGTCTTGATGAACGCATCGATACTTTGATAAATGCCGTTAGCTGACAGGGATTTTGTTTCACCGCCAGAAATAATTGGTGTAACTACCTCTTTTTTTGACGGTCAAATAGAGTTAGACCCTGCTTCTAGCGATACAGCTAACCAATTGGTGTGCGCAAACAAGTACTTTACGCACGACCATAACGGACTAAAGCAAACTTGGAAAGCAAAAAATATATATCTTTACCCACCTAGAGATTTTTTATTTAGCAGCGAACAACCAATAGATACAAATGTATTTTTTAAAAAAAGAAGGTTTGTTAAGTCTGCTCAAAGAATCTGGTTAGAAGAATGTTTAAAAAAATACAGAAAAAACGAATTTGACGAAGCTATTGTTTTTTTAACTTCCACAGAAGTTGCATTGCTTGTTACGCAACGTTTAGATATAGATATGCCTATATGTATCTTAAATAAAAGACCAGAACTTTATATAGATGCGCCTGGACTACCTAAATTATTAAACACAAAATGTTTTGGTTTTATATTTTATTTTCCACGATTGATAAACCCTAAAAACAGAATTACAGAGTTTATTGATTTGTATAGTGATCTTGGCCGTGTATATTGTTAAAGTTTTCTTTGGTATTAAAAGAATCGTCGGGGCCGTAACGATCGCCTACGCCAAAACCTAACCCTACAGGGCCACTCAAAGAAGCATACCTTAGATTTTTACGCTTTAAATCTTTTTTTTCTTCTGTCTCAGAAGTTTGCCAGATTTTTCCCGCAATTCGTAAAGGTAGGTATTTATCTAACCTTTTTCCATATTTTTGTAAAGGTTTTACACCAGCATATTCAACTCGGCTTTCATGTAAAGAAGGTCGAATGTGGTTAAACATTGTATTTGTAGAGTCCTTGCATGGACCCAACATCTGAACGTTGAGTGGGAGGCGCAGCAGCCATCCTCATAAAGTAAGGATTATATAAGTTTGAAAAAGCTTGGCTTCCTTGAACACTTTGGAATGCTTGGATTGGAGCAGACAAAGTCCCATATAAGCGAGAAGCACCACGCTCACTTGTTCCGGCGAGTAAACCTGTTCCCGCTGCCGTTGTCCCTCTTAGACTACCAATATTAGAACTAGCTAAATTTGCTAAATTCTGTGTAGCTGTTTTAGTTGTATCGACAGCCGCTCTTGCATAACCAGAAGCTTGTGACCCCACTCTTTGGGATGAAGCTTCTGCTGCTTTAGCAACAGCAGAGTTAACTTTACCCATATCGTACATTACTTTTGTTCCGTAATCCTTCATTTGGCCGCCAATGGCGCCCATAGCATTTCTGTAAGAAGGAGACGATAAAAGTTTAGGATCAAAATTCTTTATAGAAGCTTCATGTTTTGCAACAGCAGCATCTATTGTAGATTTAAAGTAGTCTCTAAATTTTTTAGATAGATCTGAAGTTTTAGTGCCGGTTAGAGTGTCTATGCCACCAAGAACACCTGCTTGTTTAGAAATGTATTCTTGCTCTCGACCTTCTGCTGCACCTTTAGTTGCAGCTTGCGCATTCATCGCAAGAATAGCACCTATATTCGTAGCAAGTCCGTCAGCCATTATCCGAAAACAGGAAGACCTTTCCTAATTCTATCAATAAAAAGATCTTTAATCTTCATAACCTCCGCGTCTGCTGAAGTAGAACCCGGATTAAAGAAATCCATAGAGATATGAGCCCCAGTAGTGGATCCAGTTCGCCCTTGAGTTCCTATGTACGTGCCCGGATTTATTACATCTCCTGGCTTAAGATTCTGGTTTAATTCATCAAAGTGCGCAATTAATGTATCTACTACTTTTCCTTGAGGTGTTTTAAACCTAAGCTCGACATTATTTCCGTATCCACGTGCGGTGGCTCCTTTCTCTAAATTAAACTCTCTAGGATCTTTAACTACTTTTAAAACTTCTGCTTGGAAAGGAGCTACAAATTTTGCTCCTCTTTTACCTCCCTCAATAACAAAATCCACACCTTTTCCTCCGGTATCGTTCGGATTTGTTATAGAAACTCCTGTATAGGCAACCCCTTGTGACGGTTTTGCTGCAGTTTCAATATTTTTACCTGCGTTTTGAGCAAGATTACCTTGTCGTATGTTATTAACAAGTTGTTCTAAGTCAGAAGCAGCTTGGTTGTATCCTTGCTCTTCTTTTGCAACATTTAAATAACTATTGACTAAATCAATAGGATCCTTCATAGGCGTTGTTTTGACCATAGCACTCATGGCTTGAGATCTATATATTTCTGCAGTGTCTTGATCACGAGGATCGTCACTGTCTTCTAGATTTGAAGCTAACTGCAATAAAGAAGAAGCCTGTAAATACTCATTCGGAGCATCCGTTTTTACAGCTGTAGAAGCAATTAAATTTTTAGAGATTGTTTCATTTAATGCTTCATTGAAGTCAAAAGGTTTAACTTTAAAAGGAGTTGTCTCTGCATTTGCATTTGTTTGCTGATTAGGTACTTCGGCTTTAGCACCAAAACTAGGTAGATCTCCTAGAACACGTCTAGCGTTCTCATAAAGATCGCCACCTTGCCGAAAACGTTTTGCTGCACTAGAAACAGAGGTACCAAAAGAATCTTCCTTACCTAACGAAACATTAGGATTACCTCCTAAAACTGTTGCATAAGCACGTTCAATCCCCATACCTGGCTTATACCCTCTGTCCAAAAGAAATTGAACAGCACTCGGCATCTGTTCCGCACGAGTATATTTACCAATACGAGAGGGATTTAAGTATTTTGCTCTTTCCCCCGGTCCGAATTGGATCAGCCCATAGTGTTTTCCTCCCTCACCGCCCCAAATATTGGGGTCCATATTGGTTCCTGACTCTAAGGAAAGAAACCCTCCTAATTCGTATGGATTAAGTTTTAATTTTTGTGCAGCCTCAAATATCGCTGCACGATCAGCCGGAGGTAAAGATCCAATGCGAGGGTTTGGCATAATTATCAGAGTTTTATCTAACCCAGTTTGATTCGGCCTTGAGACCTGGTGCAAATACAGCTTGGACAGACGTAATTAAGCTGAAAGTAACTGCAAGGTGGCGAACAAAGCTAGGGCAAAGAATCATCAAATTAAAGCAACAACACTGGCTCCCGCAAATCAAAAGATTTTTGTCCAGTTGGCTTGGGCTTACATGAGGAGCAAAGCCAAGAATAAATTTAACCTCGATATTACTTTAGCTAAACAAACAATAAACATAAAAAGTATTAATTTTCGACTGAAGTTACATCGTCATCAAACAAATCTATATTCGTATCTACAGCAATTCCAGCGTCGTCCATTACAGAAAGATAAGCCCGCTCACGGCAAATAAGTCGATAAATCATATTCCAAAAAAACTGATCTCTTTCTCTGTTCTTAAGAGAATGAGCTTTATTGCGGATACGAGTCAGCGTAAATTCGTCCTCAAGCGTCAAGCCGCAGTGGACTCTTTTTTGTCCTTCAGCACAATCTCCATTCATCGGCCTGCTACAGGTGCCTTAATTGTAGCTAAATCCAAACCTTTTCGAATTTCAGAAACCCGAAAATTAAACTACCAGTTTCGGCAGCTCCAAAAACCCGCTGTTAGTTTGCTCTTGGGCTCATCACAGTTATGACGCGCACGAAAATTACGCCTTCGCTCGGGGTCATCACGCTTAATTTCCATATTTGCGTCTCCAAATCTAACTAAGCGAACTTGATCGCCCTCTTTAGCTGCCACAGCAAACTTTTTTCCTCCCTGTTTATCCCGTTTCGGTTTGTTATACCCTTGAAAGATTTCTCCTGCCAGTCGAATTGTCATCTGAGCTGAATATCTCTTCAAATTATAGAAAACCTAAAGGCAATCAAAAAAATTCACAAACATTAAATTCGTCTAAGGGTCAAAAACTTGTGTTGCGCATAGAGCTAACTAGGCTAACATAAGCTCGTCTGATTCTTTCTTGCATACAAGCTGTATGGACGCTAAAACTTTGTTGACCATTGCGGAAACTGCGAAATTACTTAACTGCAGTTCGGGCTTTGTTCGTAAACGTATTGCTCTGTCAGAATCCAATCAAAACGGAGGCTGGCCTAAGTCCGTGTACATAAATTTACAGCCGAACGGAGCTAAGTCTCTGTACCGCGTCAACAAAGAAGCACTAGAGTCCTTTCTCCAAGACTCTAAAGAGGAAGCTACAGTAGAAGAATCCGGTCTAGAAGCCTGTTCTTTAGCTTCTTTCTGATATGACTTACTCGGATTCCTTCACCCAAACACAAATGCAGCCCACGATCGCAATGGAGTCCGAGCAAGAGTCGATTCAGCCCGAAATCGAGCAGCCAAAGACAACAGTACAAGGCATGGTCGAAATTTTAATTGACTATGCCTCATACTTACACCAGCTTTACGCCCAGTCTCACTTAATCCATTTAAATATTGAAGGACCTTTATTTTTTCCGATACATGACTTTCTAAAAGAACAATACGAAGCTCACATTGTACAGTTCGATAAAACATCGGAGTTTGTTAGAACTTTAGATTATTTAATGCCTATGTGCCATCGCGGACTAACGCAAGCACATAAAGGGTTCAAGCACGTTAAAGACTACGACACCCGTAATATGCTTACTACTTACTTAAAAAATTTAGAAGATGCTGGTATGACAGCAAAAGATGTACTGGAATATGCTCGAGATCTTGGAGCGATTGATGTTGAAAACTATATGGCGGAACTTGCGGGAGATATGTTTAAAGCAGCGTGGATGCTTAAGTCAACACTAAGGTCTAAGTAAAGGCCCAACCATTGAGGGCGCGAACAAACAAGCCACTAGGTGTGGCCCCAGAGCTTTGCACTTGATAAATAAGAGTTCCAGAAGAATAGCTGGTGGGGCTAGGTAGTCCGCTTAATAAGATTAAAACCGAAGGTGTTCCTGCAGAAGTAACTACGCCGCTAGCAAGTATTGCTCCACTAGCTAAAAGCGCTGTATTTGCTGTGGTGGCGAAAGTTGTTACCGCACCACTGGCGATTATGCAAGAGTTAGCCTGAGTAGCAAAAGCTGCTGTATCTGCCAAACCAGCATATACTTTTGTCCACGCTGATCCGGTCCAGACTTTTAAGTAAGGATTACCTCCGGTCGCATCTGTCCATAACTCACCCGGTGAGTTTCCTGCCAAACCTACGGGTACAGCGTTAGGCGCTGTAGTTCCATAAGAAGTAGGCCCGATTTTAACTATATTTCCCGCAGAGTCCTCAAAGTAAACTCCTGGATCAGCAGCACCAAAGTTTACAGATAACTCACCATTGACAAGAATGTTTCCGCTGGGTCTATCTGAAGCATTACCAGATCTTTTATATAAGATTGTAACCGGCGTTGAAGTCATTTTAGTAAGTTCCTCCGTTTATAAATGAGGGGGGAGAACTAGGAGGTACTAGATTACCGTTATTATACTGACCTCCGTCTATGCTGTTCGGAGAGCTGGTAACAATAACTCCATTAGCATATGTTCCTCCGTCGTAAGTTTCCTGAGGTAAAGTACCAGGATTTAATGGGTTAAAATCGTCAATTGTAAATAATTCAAAATTTGTATCTTGTAGTTCGGTAAGATCGTCTAATTGACCAAAGTTTAATGTTTTGGCAATCATATTGTATTTATCAGAATAAAGTAAATGCTTCGGTAGCCCGCTTAAAGAAGGACTGTAACGTTGCCACCAAACAAGATCTTCTTCTCGTTTCAAATAGCTCATTTGTTTTTTTAAATCAATCTCAAATTTTTCACGGTAATACTCGTTCATCGGTTCATCATTTGGTTGAGGTAACCGAAACGATGTAACATCCGACAGATTAAATCTTCTTTGCATATCCCAGAAAGAAGCGTATATGTGTTTACACCATTTAGGCTGAAAATAAAATAAAAATGGATCAGAATAATTAGCTGTATCTGAGTACACAGGAGCGGTATAAATTTTATTTAAATAAATAAAACCAAAGGTCCTCACATAACCAGGATAATCAGCTGAAGATGCTTGTCGAGTAGGAGCATTTGGACCTGCATCAAAATAACCAGGATCTATGTTGAGTACTTTTGTATAAGGGTAGCGTTGTTTCAAAGAAAGATTATAAAAATTAAATCCTTCCCTGTTTAAAAAATCTTGACACGAACATTGAACTCGTATTTCAGTGGTTAAAAATTCACCAACAAGAGGAGGTCCTGTAGCGGGGACAACAATTGTGTTGGCATCAACCACAGACCAACTTGCATTTTCTGAAAATGAGAGGAATAACGTGTTAAAGTCTGGATTTATACTCGGGGTAGTTACTACTCCATTGAAACCTACTGCTACAACTGTGTAGTTGTTGTATTCAAATTCTTTTTCGCTACCATCTGCTCTAAATCTATTGGATAATACTTCTCCAGCAAAATAAGAAATGGGAGAACCAAATCTTTGACTTAAAACAACGGCATAAGTTGTATCGTTATATTGAGTTACAGATTGAATTGAAATACCAAAGTCCAAAAAGTTAAAAGTATCCCGTGGACGGATACCCACCATGTGCATTCTGGTATCGGCACGGCGCGTTGGATATACAAAGAATAGACCAGGTATGTAACCCCCTACACCAGCAGTGCCTGAGACGTAATATTTAAAAGAAGAATAAACTAGACCGCTGTACGCTCCTTGTGCATATACGCTGAGTTCGTAGCCACGGCGCCAACGAACCCAAAGAGAAGCATAATCATAGTCACTTAAAATACTAAAATCTTTTGTACCAACTGCAGGTCTGAACCTACGTTCAAAAGGTAAGGGATTTATAAGTTGAGACTTATTGTCAGCACCAGCAATGTTTGAAATAGATTCAAAAGAGCCAAGTGACTTTTGGTTCTTAAAGGAAAAACTGTCAGAACCTTTTTTGCGAGACACGGATCAATAGAACCCACCTTGCGCAAATACAGTGATACCAGAGGGACTTAAACCACCAGAAACTGCAGCTGGGCCATTACCTATATAACCGACACAAAGAATGTATCCTTTCTCAAGATAAAGTCCTTCACCTTTGCCTACTTCAATAGGGCGAAGAAGAGTTGTATCACCAACACCAGGTACAGGAGCGTTTATAGCAGGTAACTCGATTCTTTGAATATTTCCTTCAGTAGCACCGCTGAGTCCAACTTCAACCTTGGACAGCATTAAAGCAGTGGAAGTGGAAGGCGCAGATTGATTTGGAGCATATACGTAAAAAATTAATTCACAAGTCCTTCTGCCTCCATTATTTGGATAACCTTCATTACTGACTAGAAAAATATCTTCAACTAAAGCAGCATCTTCTGTAGGCAAATCACCCACGCGGACAAGTTGAACTAGATTTGCAAACGAAGGGTTTGTAGGATCTACAGTTGATGTGCCGCTATTGATCTTAGCCCCTCTTAAAAAAGGGCGATCAATAAGGCAAGGTTGCTTGTTTGTGGAAGTAGAAGCCATTTAAAACTCCGAATGCCCTGCACAACTATTGGGTTTGGTTAAAGTCTAGCGCGTAATCTTTAGGCTATAGACGAGCCAGTAGAAGCTGAGTTTAAGTAATCACCCATGTTCTTGTTGAATAACCCGGCAAAAATAGCGGCTAAACCAGAGGTATTAGATTTAGGATTATTCAAATAGTCAGTTAAGAGGTCTCCACTCATACGTTGTCTTGATTTTGCTAGTAAATCCTTAGAGTAACCAGTTGGGCTACCTTTAGAAGCTCCGATAACGTCTCCGGCAACTCCAAGACCCATACCTATAGCCGAAAGCCAATCAAAATCCTTAGGTTTGTTTTTATCAATACTATAGTTAGACGTATCGACTCCAATTCCTTTACCGAACGCTAAATCGACATTTGAAGGACTAGACCCATAAAAACTCGGCGAAGATGCAACCCCAAAAGTTGCTGATTCAATCGGCTGAAAACCGCCAGAAAAATCAAAATCATTAAATGGCATGACTACTCTCCTGGTTTAATTGCCGAGTAAAGAAGGATCCATTGACATTTTACCTAATTTAAGCTCCATAGCCCTTTTTAACATCTCGTCTGAAATTTGAGCCGTTGCTTCCGCACGTTCAGGTGCTTGATCTATAAATTGTTCGGCTGTTTGCAAAGTTGGTTGAACAAGAGGTTGAGTAGCGTCGGCTAGCTCAGTAGCTTCTTGACTCCCAGAAACATAAGCGTTAGCATTAAAGTGACTGTTAGCCACGGCGTTTCGAGCCAAGTTAGCTCCCATAGGAGAGTTAACCATTGTTCCTTCTACGTTACTTGCCGATTGTTGATTTACTGGGTCACTAGACGATAACTCTCTGGGAGAAGGAAAATCAGAGCGATTATTTAAATTCTGTTCTAATTGTTTGTTATAAACAGCAAGAGCAAGTCCTGGGTTTGACTCCGCCCACACGGCTAAATCGCGAGTAGCAGGATCTTGCGGTGAGTAACCTAAATTTTTCAAAATTTCAGGTAATAAAACTTTACCTGCAGCTTGCTGTGCTTGCATAGTCAGCACATAATCGCGTTGCTCATTTGTTATTCCTTTTGGAGCGCCTTGTTTGGCATATTGCTGTTTTTGTTCGTTAACAGCTTGCTCTCGTGCTCCGTTAAGCACTAGTTTTGGCGTACCCATTAAAGGATTACCTGCCATAAAACTTGGAGAATCCGACATTGCTTGAGCGGAAGCCACGCTGTTAAGTGCGCTTTCTAGATCCGCTGCTTTTAGCCCAGAGGTAAGAGAACCTAAATCGCGAGTTTGTACACCACCCGTGGCGGTAGCTAGATCCATCGCTGTTGGACTAAGACGATTAGCGTCATCTACAAAAAATCTAGTGAAAGCAGATGCGGGTGTCATGGTGTTACCGGTAGGAGTAGTTTGAGGAAGAGGATTTTGATTAATTACGGCTTGTTGCTGACTACCCGGCACATAACGACCTGCGTCAGTACGGTTTGTATTAAATTCTTGGTCACGAGCCTTGATCCTGGCGTAAGCTTCTAACCTTTGCGCATCCGTTAGATTTTCAGGTATGGGTCGTTGTTGACTACCCGGCACATAACGACCTGCGTCAGTACGGTTTGTATTAAATTCTTGGTCACGAGCCTTGATCCTGGCGTAAGCTTCTAATGGAGCTTGTTCTTGAGCACTTACTTTTCGCCTCATCTCAGCTTCTGATGCATAACCTAAATTTCTATAATTAGGTTCTGGAGCCGAACCTTCTAACTTAGCTGCTAGAGCTAATGCTCCACCTAAACTAGGAGTACCGTAGGGACCTATGTTTTGGAGAAAAATTCTTAAATCGCGAGAAGTCGGCAGTAAAGAACCACCTGGTGTTTTATTTATTGTGGCTAATTGACCGGGGGGTTCTTGCGTAGCTAAGGCGCCATATCGTGCAATAGCACCGTATCGATCTAAAGAGCCGCCTGGATTTTGATTAGGTACAACAGGAGCAGAGGGAGAAGGAGTCGCTCTGATATCAAAAAGACCTAGCTGACCTGGTGAAACAGGATTAGGACGAAAAGAAGGGGGAATCGGTGTGCGACCTTGATTTACAGGTACTGGATCCGAACCTATAAAAGGCTTTCTGCTCCCAGAAAAATTCTGCGCATTTCCACTTCTAGTTAAGAGAGAACCTTGCTTAATTCCTTGCGAGAAAAGTTCTACAGCTCTGCGTAAGTTAGGTTCCACGTAAAAGCGAGGCTACTTCTTGTTTAAATATAGCGCTCACCTCCATTTAGTGTAAAAGTAAATTCTGTCCGCTCTTGCTGTATCAGGAGGACCAGGTATAGCTTGAATAAACTCTCCGCCACTACGTTCATAACGGTAACGAGCTGTAACTGGGTCTTTATAGTTAGGAACATAAAGCATATGGGCTAAACGATCACACTCAAATTGGTAATTCTCTCTCCAGATTCTTGAGGTCTCCCTTTTATCTTGGATATTAATCGAACGACTAACATCACCGAAAATTGTTTCTTGACGGCTGGTTGCTCGTCCAGTAGCCAGCTCAGTTAAGCGCTCGGCTTCTTCACAACGTTCAATTTGACCAACAATTTTGTCGTAATAGAACTCAGAAGGAATACTACTTGTAGCTTCTAAAAGTCGAGCGTAGTCACCGGCAGGCACTGTGGCAATATTGTATCCAAGGTGATATGCACAACGACTAAAGTTAAAATCATCAAGTCTATAACCAAATGTCTGCGCAGGGTTACGGGTAAGTTGATTAACCGCAGCATAAATTATTTCTCTCTTAGTCGCATCGGTGGTTGTTGCTTGAAAAACAACACCTTGTTGCGCTAAATAGCTTTGAATCTGCTCAAGTTCTTGTTGAGAGAATTGAGACACTTTATTTAAGCACTAGATAAACTTATTCTACCCGATTTACAAAATAAAAATTTAAATTATTCTACGTAGACGACACCAGCAGCAAGAACTTCGTCCCAGTCAACACGAGTGATGGCTTTTAGCTGTTCTAACTTTGTAAAACGCTCTCCGGGCATGGATTGTTGTAACTCTTTAATTTCTACAGCTGTTTTTATTCCTACTCCTTTAAGAACCTGCGTTAACCGCTCGGGAGTGGCACCATTTATGTTGATTCGGTTCTCAAAAGGGATTTCTGGCTGAATAATTTGTCGTCCACGCCGTTTTAAGGCGGGTTTTGCGTCTTTTTTGTCCTCTGTACCTTCTACAATCTCAATTTGGCCTTTATGAGCGAAAAATACCTTTCCTGTCGTGGTTGAGCGGACCATTTTGTACTCACCTTCGTCGTGCTCACTCAAAATTTCAACTTTAACTCCACTTGGTTTGTACAAAACGTCTTGAACTGAGATAGCGGTCATTATGTAAGCAGTGTCTACGAATAGTTTACTAACAAATTTCAATTTCAGTTGTCATATTGCCATACATAAAAAAACCCCTCCGAAGAGGGGTCTTGTATTTACCTTTAACTAGATCAGGAAGGAACAGTAGAGGTATAAACGTTGGACTCAATGAGACCAGCAGGCTGAAGAGCCAGATCATCGCGACCGGGAGCTTCATCTGACAAGAACCAACACACTTCACAGATACCCAGAGCTTTGTTTTTGCCCCGAAGTTGTCCGTTAGTAGCGCGAGGATCAAACACACCGGATGCTTGTGCAAGACCAGAAGCGGCAGAACCGCCGAGGTTAGCCACAGCAAACAATTTGTACTGAGTTTCGGAACCAGTCCGGTACAAATTGTTGGTGTTAAACACGTTATTCGTGTTGTATGAACCGTTTGCAATCCGGCTGCTGCTACCAGCAAGGGTAACGAAGAATCCGGAAGCAGAAGGTGTCGTGTTGAGGCCAACACCCACAGCAGGACCGAGGCCCAATGTAGGAGTGGCAACACCACCACCAACACCGCTGCTGATAACGTCGCCACCGTCAACACGGAGAGACAAACGATATACATAAGCACCGGAAGGCACTTTGATACCGTCAGTGATATCAGCACGAACATCTTTGTAAGCATCCGGTGAAGGAATGATTACATTGGCGTTCAAGAAGGGACTGTTAGCTCCGTTTAGACCAGAGCTGTAAGCCTGAGTGTAATAATCCAGTTGGCTAGTGGTGCCCAAAGCTTGGAACGACAGGTCGACGTAACCAATAGCTTGTTGAGCAACCCAACCTGGAGTAAACACCACACCAACGGGACCACCAACAGGTTGGTTGGAGTAGGTGGTTTCCGTGTCGTTCGCGTTACGGAACTGGAACGTCTTTTCGTCGTGCCAGTAACGTAGAACGTTTGTATAGTTTCCAGGATAGATTTTGGAAACTTGAAGCTGGTTAGCGTTAGTTGTCATTTTTAGTTACCTCCTCAAACGTTGAACGAGTAGGCAACAGTAACGAAGTCAGCGTTTAGAAGTTCAAAACCTGCGTACAGGCTCCAAATCATCATGATGAAACGGCTGAAATCGTCGTTGTTGTTAAGCAGCACTTGAGCATTGTTACCGCCGATACCGACGCCAACACTCTGAGGGCCGAAGAACATACCGATAGCACTGTCGTACGTAGTCGAAGTACCACCGATAGTTGCCGTGGCGGTTTGGGAAGGCATGTTGGTGGATTCGAAGAATCGCACACCTTCAAACACAAAACCGGTAGGCATGATGGGTTCGCCAGCCACGAAGGAGGCTTGCCCAAAACCCTGACCCATGTAGATAGCAGCGTTAGGCTGCATAGCAGACATGAGGGGGTTGATCTGACCGTTGCCGGGGTAGCGAGCCACTTCGCGGAAATCGCTGTTCTGACGCAGGTGCATCAGGAACGTGGGGTCGCAAACGCAACGATAGAAACCGTCTTGGTAGGTGGGGGTGTTCCGCTTACGCAGAGACTTCACCACGCGGAGAAGGTCATCCTTAACGTCAAACTTGGCTTGCTCTGAGTTGGTGTAGGTTAAAGAACCAACAGCCAAATTACCGGGGTAGTAGTAACCACCTTGGGTATCAGAAGATTGACCTTTAGATACAGCTTTCAGGAGTTCATTAATGAACACCCGATCGCGCCAACGACGATAGTCGTCTAGCAGGGTCAAAGAACCAATTGATTGATGGAAAGCAGTGAGATTACCGGTATCCAACAGCAAACGTTGGGCGGTAATTAGTGTCTCACGTGCAATCTTAAATGTACTTGCTTGTGTAGGATCACTAGGGTCGGCAGGTCCGGTATATTCCCGGAGCGTTACCAACACTTTGTCTTTCACAATGTTGCGGCTGCTAGCAGTACCGATGGTCTGCTCTGCAGTACGCTCACGTGACTCTTTGCTTCCAGGGTTTCCCCAGAATCTGTAACGATCAAGCTGCACGGTTTGACCGGGTTGTTTTGCTGTTTTACACTCAGTCTAGAGTGCTGTAAGGCTCTTTATCCTCACACACTACCTTAAGGGCGGTAGTGACAAGACTATATCATCACCCACAGCGTTATCTGTTTGGGTGCTCCGCGCTCGTGTCACCTTATCGGCTTCAAAGAGATACTTCTCTCGGTCAGCCTCGCTCCACTTGGCCTTTCCTCGATTAGAAGAAGAGTCATAATGAAGGTCAAATTTGTAGGCCATTGCTTTACAAGCAAAAGGTTTTAGCGAGTCGACGAATCGACGTGCTTCAGTTCCCCCTGCTCTTAAATTCCACTTATCAGGTGATTTACGGCCCATCGGAATCCTGGGGATAAGCGAAGCTCCTGTAAGACACTCAATCCAATCGCCGATCATCACGGCAATGTCGTGTGGAACATAAAGCGCTAGCTCTACAGTGCGTTCTCTAATCATTAACTCTCCTTGTTTATTTTGACCTCGCTTGCGAATATGCAAGTTTCCGTCATCCATATAAAGAAGAGCCAAACCTTCTAATCCAATTTCCCTTAAGAAGATGGGACTAAAACGTTTTCGACCGTCTGGATATAGCTCCTTCCACAAGGGTAAAAGAACCTCTGAAGAAGGAGACCACCATTGACAAGCTTCGTGGGTTTTACCAGAGAGAACTATTTCTCTTGGTTTAACCTCATTGCTGCTTTTAAAGATCTTATTTAGACGATCAGCTTTCCATTGAAGATACTCTTTCTGCTTAGCAGAATGAGTTATCTGTAACAGAGCTGTTGTACCACTTACTTTACGTAAGCATCCGTCACCTAAACAGGCACCTTTAAGGTACGAAGAATCGCTTAGAGAAAGCATTGACAGTGTTAGTCGTTGGACCTTCCAATCATTTCTGATTGGCTTGGCTGCTGATTGGCCTTCCCTACTCAAGAGAGGGGTCCGGCTTTCCAGCAATTCACGGAGTTATTCGACCAGGATTTCGCCTGGAAGTTCCCTAGCTCACA